GTTCCCAAGACTTCAAAGCGTCCAGCGACGATGCGCTCCGCTTCGCCGATGTATGAACTAATCCCTTGGACGTTCAATCCTCTTGCGCCAACCTCAAGATTATAGACTAACGAGGTCTGTCCTTGCGTTACACCTTTACCAGCAAATTCGCCAGCCTTTTCAACATTGGTGCTGTAGCTGGCAATCTGGCTGTCGAAGACTTTTCCCTTTGGATAGAATCCTTCGACCTCGTCTATGGATTTCTCAACGCGAAGACCTCTAGCCACTGGTTGATTTATGCGTGGCGCAACTGAAACGGCTTCAGCCAACTTGGCTCCGGTTTCTTGCGAGGAACTTCCTATTGTGAGTCGTTCATTACCTGTTAGCCATTTCTGCGCTCCTGTGCGCATACTCTCATTACCACCCTTTGACCAGTGAGTGACCGCTCCCCGCAATTCGCGTCCCGCTTGTGTGCGTTCCAATATCGCGACGTTCTTAGCCACAATAGCTTCGTCGGCAGGGGCCAGGAACCGTCGGCGCAAGGTGCCGACCGACAGGAAGTTCCATAGTATCTAATAGGGCGGCGGGTTCTTGTAGCCGACTGGGTGCGGGTTCTGGCTCCTTTGGTCGTACTTTACGCGGTTTCGGTGGAGCCATTACCTTTTGAATCGTGAGGAAATCACCCAAGGAGCCGAATGTTTTAGTCGTGATGTCAGCGATTGGCTTCACCGCGACGGCATCACCCCAGACTCGACTCCGTTTGATTGTAGCTAGTTGGTCGAGTTCGATTTCGCCTGCTTTGTAAGCGTTAAAGCGACCCGCTCCTAGTACCTTTCTCTGGACATCGTCGCTTTGATTGGCAAGCCAGTCGCGCGCGTTTCCTGGCTGTGGAGTGCGCGGCATATCAAGACCAAGGTCAGCATAATCCAGCACCTCTGGCACCAGAGCGCATCGCCCATTCGGATGCTCGTTCAGTGGCTCAGTGAGTTCATATAACTCACCGTCAAGAGCGATGCAAGCCACACACGTTCTGTCGTCTTTGGCGGCATGTCTCCGGTAGCCTTTGACGACCTGAGAGTTGTTGGCATATTGCAAGCGCGTCGCTTCACGGTATGCGCGATTGGTTTCTGTGCGAGTGATTGTCAGAGCGCGCGACAGTGGCATACCCGCTGCGACTCGCACAAGCTGCGCGGTCTGACGCGGCCCTTTCCCCAAGGCGATACCAGTGCCGATGGCATCCTTTACACCCCCGGCAGCTTCCCTCCCCAGTGGAGCCAGTAGATTGCCTACTGGTTTCCCATCTGCCGCAATTCCTACAAAGTTCGTGAAGGCTTCCTCTGGCAGACGGTTCCACCCCAGTCCCAGACGGGCGAGATTGTCCATCGTGATGCCATGCGGCAAAGCTGCCGCGACGGTGCGCTCTGTGCTGCGTTGAGCGAGTCCGACTGCCCTCCTTTGCGCTTGCGTGATGTTCTCGCCTGCTTGCTCTGCGAAGCGGGACGCGCTTGAGATAAACTCCCGCTCCAACGCTCCCATTCTTTCCATGCGCATGACTTGCCACGGCTTGAGTCCGCGCGTCTGCGCGATGCGCACCAGTGATTCGGTATCTCTGGCAAGTCGTTGATAGACTGGCGCATATGCGCGAACCACTTGCGCTGATGCGGCTCTGTCTTGCGCGTCGAGCAACCGCTTGAACGTCTCGACCGCGTCCTGTGCCTCTGGCATCGGCATTAGATTTCGCCAGTGGTGAAGTTGCGCAAGAGTTCAGCACCGATGTTGGTCTGGGCCACTCGCTCTGCCAGCGCGTCTTCGTCCATCTGCTCGATTTGCTCTTGCGTATATCCTAACTCGCGGAATATCTGATGCTTCGATACGCCAAGTTCTGCCTTTGATTTGAGTGCTTCCATGTGGGATTGCTCGTTGCGCGTCTCTGGGTCGTCCCACGTTGTCTCGACTCGCACCTCGTCAGCATCAGCGACCGTCGAACCGAAAGCCGCCTGGATGCGCAGTGCGACCGTTAGGCAGTCTTCCCATGCGTTGCCGAAGCTGACCATTCTCTGCTTCGCTTTGTTCACCAGTCCTGATTCGGCGGTCTTCAACGCTTCGCCTGACGGCGCGCCACCCATAATCTGAAAAAGGTGTTGAGGCGTTCTGGTCGTCCCGGCGATATGCTGAACCAGCGACTCCAGCGCGCGCAGTGGGCCGTCAACGCTGGCGGCGTTCCACTGACCAACCTGACCGCCGTCGTACTCCGAATGTCGAGCCGACTTGCACCGTGATTCACATTTAATGTATACCGCTGGGGAAATGCCAACGTATCCAAAATCATGGTCAAATCAATCAAGGACTTGTTTAACAAATCCTGCATGGGAATCACGTTCAGAATCTCCGACTGTCCGAAGTCGCTCCCCATCGGACGGTTGCGGAAATGCACCAGAGGAACGCCAAGCGGTTGACCGCTGCGGTCGAGCCAAGGGACGGGCCACTCTTCGTCTGCGTCGTCTCGATAGCGCGCCCACACGCCACCTCTGGCGACGTACTTCTCAACGCGGTCTGGATGATAGATGTTGAGTCGCGTTTCGGGGTCGTCACCGATGCGCGGTCTTTGAATCCACTTCTTGGACACCCAGTCCATCATGCGCGTCGTCTCGCTGTAATGCGGCAATATCATCTCTGGCATCTGATGCGTCCAGCGGGGTCGCTCGTTCTCTGCGTCCCAGTCGCACAGGATGTAACTGTCGCCTAGCATCACCGTCTCTGTGTGAATCACTACTTGGACGTAATCCATGCGGTTCTGCTGCCAGAGTTTCCATCCCCACTCGCTGAAGTTGTCGTCGTCGCTGTCGAAGCCGATGACGCGAAGTCTCTCCGCTAACGCGTCAACCACCACGTTCATAAAATTATCGCGGAACATCAGACGCGGCGGGAGGAACTTCTTGAGTCTGTCCGTCAACGCGGTGTCGTGGTCGCCGTGATAGTAACGACGCGCGATGTCATAGTCTTCGCGGCGGTCGTCTGCTTGTTGCTGTATCCACTGCATCATCGACTCTGTGACGGGGTTGATGCCGTTAGAATATAGAACCATCATTCGCTCCTTGTTTGATTTCTAAGGTCGGACGACGTAAACCACGTCTCAAGTCTTTTACCCGCCTTAAATCGGCTCTCAGCGCGTCGTCGTGCGTGTCTAGTGATGCCGTCATTAAGGATTTACGCTCGACGGTCAGAGCGATAACACTTCCTGGGCCAACCGTTTGACGGCAATCTCACAATACCGTTCCTCAATCTCGATACCGATAGCCTTGCGGCCCAAGTCCTTCGCCGCCCGTAGCGTTGTTCCGCTACCCATGAACGGGTCAAGGATGATGCAGCCTTCGCTTGAATACCACAAGATGATTTGTCGAAATACCGCAAGCGGTTTTTGAGTTGGGTGGACACGCTTACCACGGTCTGCGTTTACCACGCCACCGTGTAGCACACGAATCATCCTATCAAATCCGCTTGTCTGATTACTCCACGCCAGTTCAAACGGCGAACCCAACATGCCATCAGCCGCCCCGTCAATCGTCCGTTTATCCCAGCAAATCCATCGTCCCGAATGGGGTAGTTGGTCAGGATAATTATTTGCGCCAAATGCTATAACTGCGCAGGTCATTCCAAGGATTGGACGCAAATCTAAATCGCCCGTGTCATTCTCCATGCCACTCCAAATGCGAGTAGACCCACCGTGTCCCTTCCAGTCAATCCCATACGGTGGGTCAGTTAGTACCAAATCCACCGGGTTCAGCTTCGGCAGCACGTCCCGACAATCCCCGTGATAGATGGTAATCTGACCATCATCATAATAGGGTGTCATCATCAAATCGTATCCCAATACATCGGATTGTCAGGGTCGAGTCCTAGCGGATTCTCTGCAAGGGTCATTCGGCGCGCCCCTACTAGATGATGTACCACCGGCTCTGGGTAGTGTCCACTGCGAAGACGCATCATCGCACCGGACAGCGCGTCGACTTGGTCGTCGTGACCGCCGAACGGGAACGCCTCGACCTCATCCAAGAACTCTGCCACCCACATGCCACGAAGCAAGCGAATGTTACCGACCTCTGCCTGACTGCTGACTGGCCCCGCCCTCTCCAGCTTCGACCCGGTCGACCGTTGACCTCTGACGGTGAACTCTGGCAACACTCGCGTCACATAGTTGTATATGGTGTTCACGCCTGACGCTCCCGGCTCTTGCTCGATGACTATGTGGGTGCTGGCTCCATCGACTGCGGCTGTCTGCGCGACGCGCTTCTCAACGTCTGCCGGGGTGCCTCTCATGCGCTGAACGTCCACCACATAGTAGAGTCCGTCCGTCGCGTAGTCGATGCGCGCGCCGACTGTGTAGTCTGGGTCGGTGCCAGGTCGCTTCGGGGTAGCTGCCAAGTCCCAGTACCGGACGCTCTTGCTGATGAAGACTGGCACGTCCTCGACAACATCGAACCATTCGCGCTGGAAAAGATTCCCAGGCTGTCGCGCTGTCCAATCTCCGTCAAGTAGTTGTCGGCGTGTGATGGGGTCAAGCTGGTCAAGCGATTC